TATGACAATTGAAGGTGTACTCCTCATTTGAACTGAAGTTTCGTATGCGGTATTAGCATCATCTGAATCTTCAACTTTTGCAGGTATTATATAATCTCTAACTTTATTTTTTGACTTCCAAACTACAGCATACCTTCTACATAAGAGTAACTCCTGGGCAAAACTTCTGTGTTCAAAATCTGTTGCCACGCTGCCTATTTCTAATTGAACTCCTGTAATATAAAATTCGTTTGAAGTAGAGCTTAATATATTAGCTGTATGACCAGCAGCAAAATCCCCATCTGCATAAGCTGTCCAAACTGATCTTGAAGTTCCACTTGTATATTGACTTCCTATTGCTAAATTCCAATTAATTTGAAATCCTGTGCCATTATCATCATTTATAACGCCACTTGTATCTCCAGCAAAAGTGAAAGTTTTTCTTTCCCAAGTGTCCGCACTATTTATCGTGTAAGTTTGACTTACTTGTTTACTACTATTATCTGCCTGTTGTATAGCAAAAGTATAAGTGCCAGTAACATTTGATCTAACATAAAAACTTACTGTTATTGTTTTTGCTGCACTTGTTCCGTAAGCTAAATCTTGTAAATCCTGTGCTTCTGGCCTTGTATTAATCTGAATATATTGACCTGACGCAATGCTTGTATCAGCAGTAGTTACGTCTACTTTAAAACTTTTAGAAAAACCATCAGGAGAAGTTGTAGATTGAGAAATTGTTACAGCACCATCATGTGATCCTTGAATTTTGAATCTATCTAAAGTGTACATATTGTTTGCAGCAGCAAAACTGCTTCCCCTTTGACTACAAACCATTCCTCCATTTATTATTTTGTTTCTATTACTTAGGTTATTAGTAATATTAGCAGTACACGTTCCATCAGAATTGTTGACAGTAATAGCAGCAGCACTAGCTCCTACCCCTTTTATCGAATTGACTTTTATTTCTGACATAATTAACTAGGCTCCGTTGGGAAAGTAACGGATGATAAATCTAAATTACCATTACTATCTAGTTTAGGGGATGCAGACACAGGCAAATCTCTCAGTGCTTGTCTATAAGTTTTCCAACTATCTGGAAGTGTTAAATCAGAACTAGCCCTCCAATCACAAGCTGTTAATAATCTATCTCTTTCTGCCCTTAATAATCTCATAGGTTCTGCATTATTTAACCTTGTAACTTCAGCATCTATTTCTGATTCTGTTGGGACTGTATCACCACCTTTGTAATTAAGACCTGAGTATTCTAGGCCAATCCAAACAAATTCTTTATCAGGTTTAAGGCTTTGTAAAGCATGTATTTTGTTATATATCATGCTGCTACCTCCATTAAAGTCATGTGTGATGGTGTATTTTCTTCCTGTGCTGTAACTTGTCCATTATTAGATGTTGTTTCTGCCGCTGCCTGTACCCTATAAACACATGAAGAGGTTGTGTTTGGAGAATCTTCAATATTTACAGCCATGTTCATTCTTGAAAATACTCCAGAACTGTGACCATTTATTTGATTACCTAAAGTTGGATTACTATTACCTGCTTCGTAAATATTTGTATCAACACCTCCAGTTACTCGTCTAACTCTTACTCCACCACTTGCTGAAGTAGTACTTCTGGAAAATTGTAGATTTGATGAAACTATTACTAAAATTTTATTTGAAGCACTTGAAGGTGTTATTGTAGCTGTCAATCCTGTATCTGTAAAAGAGGTGGAAGCAATAGAAGTTTGAGTTGAAAAAGAAACGTGAACAACTTGAATAATATTCCCTGCCTTTGGGTTTGTTGTAGTTAAAACTGTACCGCTTGCTGTATCAGGGACAGTTAATACTCTCGCATTTGAACCAGAAGATGGAGCCTTTAATTCAAAAGTTCCTCCTCCAGAATCAGCTGTTAATTTTATTGAACTCATGGTTTTGGATTAGCGTCCTTTACTGCTTTTATGTGGGTTGCCCACGTACCCGTTGTATCTAGTTTACCGTCAACAATATCTTTGTACAGCATATCTAGCTGATCAGCTAAAGAGTTATAAGATACTCTTCTTTTTGATCTATAACTATCATTTTCTAAATCCCAAGCTGCTTGCATTGCAGCAAGTCCATCAATACATTCTTTTTCAGTAGGTTTAGAGCCACCATCATGCACTATTAAGTTTGCATATATTTTGTTTTTAGTATCAGACCACCCAAACCATTGTCCTGGTCTTACATCGGGGAGATAATCTGCTATGTGATCTGGTCTTCCTGTTATTAAATCCATTATGTATCTCCTATACGTATAAATGTTAAACCAGTTCTTTGCACAGTAGAACTTCCAAGTATTTTTCTATCATTATTTCCTGCTAAAGCTGTCATACGAACGTGATCGGCTGAAGTATCCGTTACATCAAAATAAAAATCAATAGCCATACTTCCATAAGCATTTGTAGTAAATACACCATCTGATACTTGAGCCTTATCCGCATAGGCACCATTAGCTTTTTGTGATTGTATCCGTGTCGTTACAATAGTAGTAGAACCATTTGATCCATAACTTGTTGCAAAAAGTTTTATTTGATATATACCAGTCTGTGGAAAAGTAAATACTCCACTTGATTCACTCATTCCTGTACCGATACTTGAATATCCAGTTGAGTCATTTCTTTCCCAGTTCGTGGATACAACTACATTACTGGTTGTTAGATTAAAATGATCGGAAATTCTCCACTGATCTACCATTGTTATTCCTTTTACTGACCCTGAAGCTTTAGCTGTTGTCACAGCATTGGCAGCAAGCATATCAGTGTCTACTATTCCGTCAGGTAATCCTCCTACCGAGATCCCTGTAACTGTTCCTGATCCGTTAATTGCAATAGGCATAATTTAAACCACCGTATAGACTGAACCGCTAGGTATAGTCAGCGTGACACCTGCGTTAATTGTAATCGGTCCAAAGCTACCAGCATTGCAGGTAGATCCGAATGTAGTTCCGATTGTGTAGTTAGTTGTTATTGTTGTTCCATTTTCTATTATCACCTTGTCAGACCCACCACCAGTAGCTCCAGATGGTGCATCAACATACGAGAGTACACCAGCCCCATTTGTGGATAAGAGCTGACCTGAACTCCCTGTGCTGGTTGGAAACTGAGCAACTTTTGTTCCATTAGCAACAATACCAATCTGTCCAGAACTTACTCTAAAGAATCCAGTGTCGGTATCCGAAGAGAAGGTGATACTAGGAACCGTGACTGTACCGTCAGGAAATGTACCTCCTGCATTTAAATAATCTGCACTTGCAAGTATTACTCCAAAGAAAACTTCTCCTGAAGCTGGAGCAGAACTAAAAACTATATTTGTTCCTGATAATCTAAATCCTGTTGAACCAGAAGAATCAGGTTCTTGAATTACACCGCCAACAGATATTAATAATTGTGTCTCATATTTTGGGAATGGAGTAGGTGCAGATCCTCCAACTAATAAAGAAAATGATGTTGTACTTCCATTAAACGAACTTGAAATATCGTCAATCGTTTTGTAATCATTATTCGACCTTAAATTATTACCTATATACGGCATGATTACTGAAATCTTTTATATGCTTCTTCTATTTTACAGAGAGTAATCTTGCGGATTTTTAAGAATTAGGACCTTTTGTTGAGGGTTGAGTCGGCCATACAACATCATCAGGAGTTTTATCTTTATAAGTCTGAGGAAGATCTCTTAAATTTTGTCTGTATGCTGCCCACTGAGCTTGATCTACAGTTGCACCAGTTGTCATTGTCCAATCTGTATCTTTTAGTATCTGATCTCTTGTAGCTCTAATATCATCCCAAGTTAATCCATCAATATCTTCGATTGTATTTGTCTTTGCCCATTCAAGGTACTCTTGGTAGTCTGTGTTTGCTTCGTCAAATGGTATAAAAACACCATCTTCTTTTCTTAAAATTAAATTCGTTTCTTCCTTATTATCAACAGGATTTTTTAGTTTTTTGTAAGTAAAAGTCATAATCATAACTCCGCATCATAAAAGCACTCAGCCATATTTGCTGAAACACCACCACCATTATTCCAATTAGATGTACTAGTTGTTATTTGGTTAACAGAACCAATCGTGCCACTATTAACTGTTGCTGATGGTGCTGCCCTCATAGTTACTGGGTATTGAATAATAAAACCATTTGAAGACCCTGCATAGGCTTTCATTTTACAAAAATATCTCTGACATAAAGCAAGCTCCTGACCAAATGACCTATGCTCAAAATCTGTTGCCACGGTACCTACTTCGAATTGAACTCCTGTAATTTCTAAAGTTGAATTATTAGTCGTATACCATGTTGTGGTGTTATCTGGCATTCTACTTGAACCTGTAAATGCTCCCCACGTATCTAATGTATGTCCTGAGGTCGTAAAATCTGTCCCCATAAAACCATTTATATTAATAAAAAGTCCAGGACCATTATCATTATTAAAAGTTAAGTTACTATTACCAGGTATAGTTTTTGTTATTTTTGTCCAAGTATCGGCAGATAAAGAACCAGTTTGAAAAGAAAACCCTTGTGCTGTGCCATCAGAAGTGTGTAGATCACAGAAAAAGTTTTGAGCGATACTTGATTTTATGTAAAAGCTTAAAGTTATAGAACTTGAACTGGACAAATAGTTCCAACCGCTATTTGCCATATCTTGTGCCTCAACACTATATCTAAAACGTACTACACTAGCTGCTTGTGCACCACTAGTTTGGTTTCCATTAGTAATTTTAAACGCTTTTCTAAAACCTAATGTGTAAGGTGTAGTTCCGCTTGCAACACCTACTTGTTCTTGTGTTGGTGCTTCATCAACAGTCCCATGATCACATTTAACCCTGTCAACTGTACCATAACCATCAACAGTAGATGACGTACCACGTTGAGCTATTACCATAGCTCCATTAATTATCAAATTTTTATTTGTACCAATTTTTTTGGTAGTTGCTGTATTTAGTCTTTCTAATCCAACTTGATTAAGAGCCATGTGTTATACCTCCTTAAGTCTGTTCTAGATAACTGACAGTTACATCTAAAGCACTTGCTGTATTAGCCCTTACTCGTAAAATATCATTGGCTTCCATAATTACTTTTGAACCACTTATAAGTTCTAAAGAACTTCCTGCTGGAACTGGAGCATTTCTTATAAGGTGAACATCATCA